TAGCGTGTATTAACGAATTGATAAAGTGCGCTTGCACAGACGCCAGCGGAGATGGTAGGTATGCCTACATCTGCCCATACTACTCACAGGCAAAACAAGTTATTTGGGACTACTGTAAGACGTTTACAAAACCCATACCCAACATAAAGGTGAACGAAAGTGAATTACGACTCGATTTTCCAAACGGGGCGCGTATTCAGTTATTTGGTGCTGACAATCCTGACAGGTTGCGCGGTCTTTACTTTGACGGGATTATTGCTGACGAGTATGGCGATTGGAAGTCAACTGTATGGCCGTATGTTATCCGTCCTGCGCTGGCTGACCGCAAAGGGTGGGCGATAATTATTGGAACGCCAAAGGGTAAGAATAGCTTTTACGAACGCTTTGAAGCGGGCAAGCAAGACAAGGACTGCTTTACCTTGCTGCTGACCGCATCTAATTCGGGCATCCTCGACCAAGAAGAAATTGACGCGCTGCGAAAAGAGTTGTCGGAGGACGCATGGCTACAGGAGATGGAGTGCAACTTTGACGCGGCGATACCGGGCGCTATTTACGGCAGAGAGATGTACGAAGTGGGGCAATCGGGTAGGATACGGCCTTGCTATGACCGCAAACTCAAGACGTATGCGGCTATCGATTTGGGGTGGAGCGACGACACGGCGATTTGGTGGTTTCAGGTGGCCGGCAAAGAGCTTAGGTTTATTGATTGCTACAGCAACAGTGGAATGCCTATCGCGCATTACCATGACATTTTGCAGAGTAAAGGCTATGATTATGGCGAATGGTTATATCTGCCGCACGACGCGAAGGCTAAATCTTTGCAGACGGGCAGAAGTATTGAGGAGCAATTTCGCTCGCTTGGTTGGTCGCCTAGAATTGTCCCAAATATATCACTTATGGACGGAATACAAGCCGCTAGGTTATCATTAGCAAACTGTTGGTTTGACCCAAGCTGTAAAGAGGGGATGGAAGCGCTCACACAGTACCAAAGAGAGTATAATGTGGAGAAAAAGGTGTTTAATGAACGCCCCAAACACGATTGGACATCTCACTTTGCTGACGCTTTCCGGTACGCGTGTCTTGCATGGCGTGAACAACGCCCTGAAGCAGCAGCAAAACCCAAAGCGAAATACTGGGAAGACCAGTCCTTAGAGGAGTTGTGGGAACACAGCTCGAAACGTAGAGGTAGACGAATATAATGAGTGACAAACTATCAGCACAGCCTTGGCACGACGAAATATCGCGCTACCAAGAAGAATATAAGAAGTGGACGGAGCGTGGCGAGAAGATTGTCAAGCGCTACCGTGACGAGCGCAAAGACGCAGAGCAAGCGGACGCACGATTTAATATTCTTTGGTCTAACGTACAGACACTAAAGCCTGCCATTTACGCAAAACCGCCCAACCCTGAGATTTCAAGACGCTTTGACGATAGAAATGACGCCGGCAGAGTAGCGAGCATAATTTTAGAGCGCGTTCTTGATTTTGAAATTAAAGAATACCCTGATTTTCACGACACGCTGTCTTGCGTGGTGGACGATAGACTGCTTCCGGGCAGAGGCGTGGCATGGCTGCGCTACGAGCCTAAGATTGAAGAATTTAAGCCTCAAATTACCAATTATACGGAAGTGGGTGATAGTGAATATACCGCAGAGCGCACACCGGATGAAGAAAACGGGTTAGCACAGACCGAAGTCTATGAACGCGTCGTGTCGGAAACAACACCGGTGGATTATGTCTACTGGCAAGACTTTGCACATCTACCTGCTCGAACATGGGACGAGGTGACATGGGTAGCGCGTCGCGTCTATATGACGTTAGATGAAGGAATTGAGCGTTTTGGCGACATTTTTGAGAAAGTCCCGTTAACTAACACGTCAAACCGTAAAGACGGCGACAAAGAAACCACTAAAGCCGATAAAAAAGCGGAAATTTGGGAAATTTGGTGCAAAGCTGAAAAATGCGTTTATTGGATTGCGGATAATTACGATGTCATCCTAGACCACAGAGATGACCCTCTAGGCTTGACTAGCTTTTACCCCTGCCCTAAGCCTTACTTTGCCACTACATCAACAGGGACGCTGATTCCTGTAGCAGATTTTCTACTCTATCAAGACCAAGCAGACGAGATTGACGAGCTAACAGGTCGAATCAAGCATTTGACCAAAGCGCTTAAAGTCATGGGCATCTACGCGGCGGACGAGCCTGCGATTGAACGCTTGATGAAAGAAGGTAACGATGGGGTGCTTGTTCCTGTCAAAAACTGGGCGGCGTTTGTTGAAAAAGGCGGATTGCAAGGCGCGGTTCAGTTTATGCCACTTGGCGACGTTGCGTCAGCACTGCAACAGCTTTATCAAGCGCGTGAATCATGTAAACAAATTATTTACGAAACAACAGGGCTTTCCGACATTATGCGCGGCGCGTCGGTAGCGAGTGAAACAGCGACAGCGCAGCAGATTAAGAGCCAATACGCGTCGTTGCGACTTGGCAACATGAAAGACGGGCTGTATCGCTTTGCGCGTGAAATTCTACGCATGAAGTCGGAGATTATCTGCTCAAAATACCAACCACAGACATTAATTGAAGTGTCAGGTATTATGAACACGCCTGACGCTCAATTTGCGCAGCAGGCAATTGAGTTACTTAAAAATGAGCCTGCTAGAGTCTTTAACGTTGACATACAGACAGACACGTTAGTTGAGCTTGATAAACAGACTGAAAAAGCAAACCGCATGGAGTTTTTGCAAGCGGTGAGTAGCTTTATTAAAGACGGTATTGGCGCGGTTAAAGAAGACCCTGCTATAGCGCCGTTAGTTGGAGAGCTATTGCTTTATGGTGTTCGAGGATTTAAAGCAGGGCGTGAACTTGAAGGCGTACTTGAACAGTTTGTTGACCAAGCGGCTAAAAAAGCACAAGGGCCTCAACCACCAAGCAAAGACGAGCAACGCACACAAGCCGAGGCGCAAATTGCCCAAATGAAGATGCAAGCACAACAACAGTCAGAGCAGGCGACAATGCAGCTTGAACAAGTGAAACTTCAAGCAAGCAATCAGCTTGAACAAGCTAAACTCGAGTTTGATAGATGGAAAACACAGCTTGATAACGACACTAGAATTGCTATTGCACAGATTCAAGCTCAAAATAGCATGAAACAACACGTCTTAACGCTTAACGCAGGAAAAGACGCGGATGCAATGACAGAGCTTGACGAAACGGGAACACCTCAAGTCAGTCAATTATTGTCAAGCTCACTAGGCAATGTTATCGACAGCGTTAACATGAACATGACTCAAATGATGACAATGGCAAATCAACAAAACCAAGCATTGCTCGACAGAATGTCTGAAATGCACAACCAAGTAACTCGTCCAAAACAAGTTGTTCGGGACGCTAACGGCAAAATTATAGGAGTCAAATAAATGGCAGTCACACTTAACACTACTTTGCGCAATACACGCGCTGACGCAATTACCACTTTTGCTGGTAACGGCGCTAAACTTAGAATCTATACTTCTGGCGCAGTTCAGCTAGTGGAATGCGTTTGCGGAACACCGTTTGCTGGCGCGGCTTCTAGCGGAGTGCTTACCTTAAGCGCAATTACAGCAGGTACAGCAGGCGCAACAGGGACAGCAGCTAACGCAAGTATCTATAAATCAGACGGTACGACATTGGTCGTATCAGGATTAACCGTTGGCACGTCAGCTAGCAATATTAACTTATCAAGTACGTCTGTTACGACGGGTGATAGTGTGGCTATTTCTTCTGCAACCATTACGGAAGGTAACGCATAATGGCTTTATGGGATGCTGGAATATGGGACACCGCTAAATGGTCTACCATTGAAGCGACTGCATCCCTAACGCTTGATAACATCACCTTTGCTAGTACAGGAAAGCTAACGCACAACGGCACGTTAGCCGTTACGCTTGATAACATCACCTTTGCTAGTACAGGAAAGCTAACGCATAACGGCGCATTAGCCGTTACATTAGCGGACATCACCTTTGCTAGTACGGGAACACTAAAGCATAACGGCACATTAGCCGTTACATTAGCGGACATCACTTTTACTGCTATAGGAAATGAGGTTCAAACGGGCGTATTAGCCGTTACATTAGCGGACATCACCTTTGCTAGCACGGGAACACTAAAGCATAACGGCACATTAGCAATTACGTTAGAAGATATTGCGTTTGCAGCCACAGGTGGCAAAGTTAACAGCGGTACTTTAGCGGTTACGTTAGATGATATTACATTTGTAGCTGCGGGGAATGAGGTTCAAACGGGCGTATTAGCGGTTACGTTAGATGATATTATTTTTTCAGCTACAGGTTCAGAAATACCACCGTTTTTAATTGACACTAGACGCGGCGGCTTAAAAGCCAAGAAAAAAGAATACAAAAACAACAGCGCCGACGTTAAAAAAGCGATTGAAGACGCCGTTGAAGCAGTCACTGGAGAGCCTAAACCAAAGGTTAGGGTTGCTCCTAAAGTTGAAGAAAAGCCTGTTACTTTTGTTGAGGATTATGAAGCAATCCTCCGCATGGAAACTGAAAAAGCTGCACTAGAGCTTGCTATCGCGCAAATGCTTGAAGACGAGCGTGACGACGAAGAAGCCATACTTTTACTATTATGATTGGAGATTAAAATGGGGTACGAAATTATATCCGCTGTCAGTAGCACTGGTGTTCCAGTCGCTGCAAGAGCCGACGGCAACGTTGTAGGCATAAGCACCAACGGTACACGCGCCACTTTTCGATATGTTGCGCAGGACATTACACCTGTGGCAACCGCTACAGACGTGCTTGTAATATCTGGTTCTGCAACAAAAATTATTCGCGTGACAAAAGTGGAGATTGTGGGTACGGCTACGACAGCATCCATATATGACCACTACATTATTAAGCGCACCGTTGCTAACACCGCAGGTACATCAACTAACGTGACCGCTGCACAGGCAGATTCAGCCGATGACGCGCAAACAGCAACATTAAAACTCTATACTGCAAACCCTTCAGCCTTAGGCACTGGCATTGCAATAGAAGCCCATAAAACGTACTTATCCGCTAGCGCAACGCCGGGTGCGGCAGCACTGCCGACATCTTACGAGTTTGGCGTTCGTAATGACAAAGCTATCGTTCTTAGAGGCACTTCAGAGTCTTTAGCAATTAATTTTAACGGGCAAGCCGTACCAACTGGCGCTAGTTTGTATCTAGGAATTGAGTGGACAGAGGATGTTGCGTAATGCCGCTGTACGAAGTCAAATGTAAAGAATGCGGAGCAACGCAAGACATCTTTAGAAAGCTGGCAGACTATGACAATTTGCCGGAGTGTTGCGACACGATAATGACGCGAGTTATTTCAGCGTCTTTTGTACACGCCGAGTTTGCACCTTATAGGTCACAAATTGATGGCAGTATGATTTCTGATAGAGGTCAGCATCGTAGGCATTTAAAGAACAATGGGTGCAGTGAAGTCGGTAACGAGGACATGACGCCCAAAGTAGACCATTTTGCGCAAAAGCGTAAAAAAGAAACGTTGCGACAAGAAATTGCCGCAAGAATAAACTAACTAAGGACTCCAAATGAGCGAAGAAACGACGACTGAAGACTCAGTTGAAGAAGTTGCAGTAGAAGAAGAAAGTCAATCTACCCATGATATTATTGGGCGTGAGCTGGATAAACTTGAAGAATCAACATCTACAAGCGAACCTGAAGAAACCGTAAAAGAAGAAGTAAAAGCACCGCCTCCTGAACGCTCTCCGTGGAAATCATGGAAAGCCGAAGCGGCAGCCGAGTTAGAAAAGTTGCCAGAAACTGTACAGAAGCATATCATAGAGCGTGAAGAACAGTTCCACAGAGGGATAGAGCAGTATAAATCAGCGGCTAACTTTGCTAAAACCATTGATAAGTCGATTGCTC